TTGGTGGCCTCATTACCAGCGGACTTGCTGATGTTCCCGACACTGATGTCGAAAGAACCTAGCTGGCTTCGGTTTGGTAACTTGCCGGGGTTTGCCTCGACTGTTACCGCCTTACCTGTCATGGTGTGGGGCTTGGCGTAAACGGCGGCAGAACCCACCTCTTTGCCCATGATTTTTTGACTAAACGTAGCCATCACTTACCCCGCTTTTGGTTTGCAACTTTAGCCAAGCCGCGACCCAGCTTCAGCATGTCTTCGTTGGTCTTGCCACCGTTGCCGCCCTTGCCACCGGTCTGAACCGGAACTCTTTTGTCTTGCGTTGCCATAAGGTCTCCTTACGAAGTTACTACCGATACTACACCGAGTTCTGCTACTGAAACCAAATAGTTTGGCGTCAACACTGCGTCAAATTGGCTAGAGCCACCTACCGGATTCCAGCCCCATTGTATGTCTCGTGACCCACCAGAGGGGTTCCCTGCACTGTTGGGGCCAGAAACAAGGTAGGTCTGGTCATGCCGTGGGTTACGCACCGCCTGTGGGTCATCTACAGGGTACATGCCTAGCTGCAACTGTGGATGATCTGGGTCCCAGCATTCTGGGCAAACTAAGAGGTTGAAAGTCTTTAGCTTGATGATCTCTTTTTTCAGTTGCTTGAGCTTATATCTCTGCCCGCAGCGGTCACATTCCGCAATGCTGCTCTTACCAGAAGCGAACCTATTGCCCATGCTCTACCCAATGAATTGCTGGCGCGGCACAAAGCGCACCGCTGCCTTTTCACGATCCTCTTCTGAGGCTAAGGCCCATGCCTCGTCATACTGTTGCTTCAGCATTGGCAGGCGTTCAATGCCAGTCGGCACCTTCATTGCGATATGGTAGGCTAACCCCGCAACCATGCAGGGGATAAACCGGAACGGGACATCCATCGTGTTCACACCCGTGCCAGCGTCATCAATGCGCTTCAAGCGCCAATAGACCAGCGTGTAGGTCTGCGTGTCGTCAGGGATCGGCCACACAGTAACCTGCGGGATGGACGTCTTGCGATCAATGTAAATCTGGATTGGGCGAGCCTGTTGCAGCTTGTTGGGTATCGTAGCGTACGTGGACACGCTGATGCGTGTGATGGTCAAGTCTGCCTGTGTTGCAGCACTGCCTGCGCCCGTACGGATAACGTGCTCAAGAAGATCAACGGTATCTGCAGGTAGGTCGTACGTAGCGGTCCCAGCAACCAGCGTGATCGACCCCTGCTCAAACGTCCACATATTCAGGCCACGATTGGCCCAGTCGGCGAACATCAAGTTCAGGCTGCGCCGTGCAGTCTTCAGGTCATAGCCCGTGCGCAACTCCGCACCACAGCGCTCAAACGCCTCTTCAACGATCTCAACTAGGTCGAGATTGAATACCGTGGTGCCGGAAGTTGCCATTATCTAAACCCTGCTGTTTTCTTTGCAATGCGCTTGGGCTGCGCTACAAACTGTTCGCCCTTGGCTTTACCGGCACGCTTGGCCTTCGTGGTTGCGGCGTACTCAGCAGGGCTAAGGGATTGTATGGCCTTCTCGGGCAAGTACCGCTCCCCCGTCTTGGAAGACGGTTTACCAGACTTGGTGCGCCACTTCTGGTCGCCCCAGTCCTTGAGGGATTGCTGCGGAGCTTTCAATCTTTGTACCCGCCGCCTGCGGCTTTGTACTTCTTGGCTACAAGCTGTGCTTTTCTGGCGGACCATTGTCCTGCGCCCGTACCCTGCGTTGCAGCAGACTTGATCTGACTCACAATCCGTTTGCGAAGGCTGGGTTTGGTGTAATTCCCCGCAGCATTGACCCCGCCACCTTTAGAATACATGTCGACCTTGTTCGGGTCATCCTTGCGGTGGATTGCTTTAGCCTTTGGCATTTTACTGGGGTTGATGTCCCCCATACCACGGGAAGCTATCATGTCAGCACATCCTACCGCGAGTTTTACCCCGCTGCTCAATGCCGCCGCCACGGGCGTACTTTTTGACCGCACCGCCCTTTTTCATGCCTTCTTTCTCGGCATCCACTTCGCGGAGGGCCTTAGCGTTTTCAGAGTGCGCAATGCGGTCCTTGGAGTCCTCGGACAGCTTCACGCGATCACTACTGCCCATCTTGTCGGCAACGGCTTTGAGTGCACTGGAGCCCCCAACCATCTTCTTACCCGCGCCTGTACGTTTGTCGATCTCACGGCCTAGGTCGTACCCACCTTGTAACGCCGCTCCAGCCGCCCCTGCGCGTCCAGCCAAACGATTACCAGCACGTGTTCCTGCTTCTCTGACAACTTCACGAGCACTACCCTTGACCTTAAAAGAGTCCACATTGCGACCCTTCTGCATCTTCTTGTAGTCCTCGGCGCTACGGCTTACAACGTCATCGTTGAGTCCGGGCAGGTTGTCCCATCTAGTAGCCATATCAACTCCTTAACACATTTTGCCGCGAGTTTTACCCCGCTGGGCGATGCCATCTGCCCGAGAGGATACAGACCCGCCTGAAGCATAGCCTTTGACCTCGCCACCTCTTTTCATGCCAAGCGATTCCCGGATACGCTGACCAACTGAGCGAGTATCAGTACCGGTGGAGCTTGACTTAGAACGCTCCCGGCTCAGCTTCATGCGCTCACTGAGGGACAGTTTGGTCTCGTCTGCTGAACTCCGTTTGGCGCTATCTGATGAACTCCGTTGCGACGGGTCTCTGGACATTGGGTTAGATGCGGAGCGTGGTCCCGCAGCGTTGGGGACATCCAACCGTGCACGCTGCATTTTAGGTTCTGCTGCTGGTGCAGACTTAGCCGCTGGTTTGGCAGGGGTAGGCTTAGCCGCTGGTTTGGCAGGGGCTGTTTTTGCAGCGGGCTTTGCTGAGGCTGTTTTTGCAGCGGGTTTTGCCGCAGGTACGGGTGGACGAGCTACCTTAGACGCTGCAATCGCCATTGCACTCTCACCCGGCTTATTGACTCTAGGCGCAGGGGTAGGGGATGACAACCGTTTTGACTCTAGAGCATCGTAGCTTTTGTCCGGTGTTTCGTCGGGCTTGCTTGCAGGTGACGACAACCGTTTTGACTCCAGAGCATCGTAGCTTTTGTTCGAGGTTTCTGTTTTTGCTTCCGGTGCTGGTGTTGGGGCTGCTGCTTCCGGTGCTTTTGCTGCCTTTTCAGCCTCTAGTTTTCGGCCATAGCCAGCGCCATACTTCTCGTATGCCACTGAACCCTTCTGGTCGATGTTACCTTCCCCAAGCCGCCCAAAAAAACCACTGGATTGCTTGTTTTCAGCATTTGAAGCAGCTAGCCCAGCGGCTTTGTACTTAGCTTCTTCAGCATCAGTTGATCCACCGTCGTTAAATTTACGCATTTTTCTCATGATGTTCTCCTTAGCAGGCCATGCCGCCGCGTTTCATCTTGATCTGCGTAGCCTTGGTCTTGCCGCGTTGGGCAATACCGTCAACTGCACCGCCAGACTTCAGACCTTTGTGAGCCTTGGAAGCAGGCTTGGCTGCATGTTTCGCCAGTGCAGCGGGCATACCGCCTTTGCCGCCGTCTTTCTTCTTAGCAATCATTGCCATGAAGCCGGGGTTCATTTTCGTAGCCATAGTATCACCACCTTCTTTGAAAAGTTCGTTGCGACCTTGATTGGTCTTAAGGTTGTTTACCTTTTGCAGGTCAGGTCGGCTACCTGCACGGGCGGGTAGTTTTAACGCTTTGTCAGCCGCTGTAAAGTCTTTCCCCACGGACCGTGGGACTCCTGCTTTCTTGGCAAACGACGGCGAATTGGCAACCGCAGCCATAAACTTGTGTTGTTTTGCAGAGGTAGAAGGCATTACTTGTTCCACCAGTGGAGGATTTGCATAAAACCAGCCCCGAGAGCGCCACTGGCCCCACCTACCAACATCAAGACTCTCCAGCCGCCTTTGGCTTCAGAAAGCGTATTGTTGATGCTTGCAAGAGTCTTTTTGATCTCTTCCACATCCGCAGCCATTTTGTCCATATCGGATTGCAAGTGCGCAATATCCGAAGCATGGGTGGCTAGTTCTCGGGCCGTCTGTATTGCATCATCCATGTCAGCACTTCCATCTAGCAAGAGCCGCTGCTTTGCGGGTTGGTTTGCCCTTCTCGTCTTTCATCGGCCCCGGCATACCTGACATTCTGGCGCAGAACGAGTCCTTGCGGGGGCCACCTTGGGGCTGGGGGGCTTTGAGGTTGCTGCCAGTTGCAGCGTTGTACTTGGCCCTGCCTTTGGCAGTCAGGCCCGCCCCCTGAGAGATCGGTAGCTTTTCGCCCCGACCAACAGAAAGAACCGGGCCTTTCTTCTTAGCCATAGCACACCGTTGCGCTAAGGCCCGATGGGCACTCAACGTAAATACCGGTTTTGCACAGAATGCCTTCTCCGGGGAGAAGTACGTTAACTGTGCCTACAGCCGCTTGCCCAACTAGCGAGAACACAACGCTCCCCGAAGCACCATCCGCAATGTTCAAAGTACCACCACCTAAAGGCGTAGTGACGATGACACTTTTCAAGCGGGCGCGTCCATCGTAAGCGAGCGTACTTGTGTTGGCAGGGCAGGCCGCTGCCTTAACGTCTGTTTGCATCATAGTCAATCTCCAGTTGTAGGGTTACCCCCGAAGATTAGGCTGTGCGTGTAAACACGTAGGCTGTGGCGCTGGAGAACATGATGGTGAACCGGGCCAAGCCAGTGACGCCAGCAGCAATGGTCAGGTCACCAAAAGAACCGGGGGTGTCCGCAGCGGCGGCGGACAAAATGCCGTTGGTTGCCACAGCAATAGTCACTGTGTTGGCCCCTGCGGTGTTGTCAATGTACAAGTCGAGGGTAGTGCCTTGGGTCGCACCCAACGCTGCGCCAAGCAATGTGCCTGTGGGCAGGGTGATGGTAACTGTTCCGACAGAAGTTGAGGTGATGTACCCAGCAACTACTTGTGCGGCGGTAGCTGTAGCTGTGGTATTGATTGCGTTGGCGGCGACGACTTGGTGGCCGTCGATAAAACCGTTTTGAGATACAACGGGGCCGTTAAACGTGGTTTTAGCCATGATTTTTCCTTACATACAAGTTAGGCGCATTAGTCTGTATGTCGTCAGCCGGGGCTGTCTAATGCACCGGAAAGCCCGGAGTGGTTGCAATATATCAGGAATCGGTGGTGGGTGCAAGTTTCTTTGCGTTTCTGGCAGCCATCATCTTGGCTTTCCATACCGGGTCTGCCCACAGGGCTTTTGCTGCAGCAGCTTTGGCAGCTTTTACCTCCGCACGGTTAGCAATCTCCTGATTGTTGGCGGTCTGTTTGGCGGCGTACTCCGGGTCGCTCCACTGGGCTTTAGCCTGTGCGCTCGTCTTGGCTTTGGACTTGGCGGTGCTACGGGCCTTGGCAATGCCTTCCTGCCGCTTTACACGGACCTCAGGATTAGCCCAAGCCTCCGCACTGCTCTCGGACTTTGCTGCGCGGGCTTCGGGGGTACCTTGTGCTGCTGTTTGGGCGGCGACCACTTTGGCCCGGTACTCGGGACGTTGCCACTTATCTAGCGATATACGCCCAGTAGCGGCTTTCTGCGCAAAAGTCCACACCGTTCCGCTACCGCCTTCACCGCCATCGGTTAGATTAAAAAGTGTGCCCGTCTTGAGGTTGCGCCGCCCGTACAGCGCAATAAGCTCGATCTCCTTGGCAAAGGCTTCAGCTTCGTCCTCCGTCTCGAATACCCGTTGGCATGGAGCAACTAGGTCACGTTGCTTTAGGTGGGATATGAAATCCTGAAAAGGTTTGTTGTGTGACCCCCTTGACCAGTGGGATAAGTCCCTATCCCCCGTGCCCTTACCAACGTATATGGGCTGGTTATTTTTAGACGGCCTAGGGTCACGGTACACATAGACATAAAACATGAAAGCTCCTGAAGTTGAAGCCACAGTGTACCCTAATGGACGGAGATTTACAAATAGTTATCGTAGATTTACGAAAAAGTTGTGGGGGGCGCTTAGTCGGCCCAGCAAACAAAAAGGGCCCCGAAGGGCCCTTTCTTGCTTAAAAACGACGTTTTAGGTCGGTTTAAGAGCTACCGGGGCTTCCGAACACGCCCAGAGGATCAGACCAACCGAACGAATAACGCTCACGGGACTTGTAACGCACGTTGCCTGTGTCGAAATCACCATCCATTGAGTTCGCCAGAGGTGAACGGATGAAGTGCTTCAGACCGTTTGGCACATCAGTGGTCAGATACCAACCATTCGTGTCGGTCAAGAAGTGGTTGATCGAGTAACCTTCGGGGATCGAACCGTTGTTCTTCAACGCGTTGATATCGTTGTCGGCGGTACCAACACGGAGGCTAGTTTCCAACAGACGGGTAGCAACGAATTGCAGAGCCGGGGGAACAATCATCTTCTTGGGCTTCGCAGCGATCAGCAGACCACGCTCGTCCGTCCAAGCAGCGATCTGAATGACGGCGGCTTCCAAAGAAGTCTCGTTCAAGTCAGCGCCAACAGTGGGGCGGTTGGAGTTGGTGCCACCGTTGACCAGCGGGTGAGCAGTGGAGAACAAAGGAACGCCGTCGCCGCCATAGTACGCAGCAGAGCTGGTGAAGCCGTTGTTGATGACGGCAGCAGCCTTGACTTGCTTGGTGTACGCCATTGCACGAGCCAGACCCTTGGTGTAACGAGCAGACAGCGAGTCATACAGGTTATCTTCCACGGCCTCTTCAG